CTGTTACACCATGGAACTGGATGAAAAATATGCCTCGGTGATTCTTCGCCGGTATGTGGAAGATACGGGAAATGCCGATGGTGTATATGTTGTGCGGGATGGGAAGCAGATTGCATACTCTGAACTGGTGAAAGAGGTGGAAAAGCCTGATGAATAAACCGCTCACCCTTGGCAGCCTCTTTGACGGCAGTGGCGGTTTTCCGCTTGCCGGACTGCTGGCAGGCATTGTGCCTGTCTGGTCTTCTGAAATTGAACCGTTTGCCATTTGTGTGACAGAAAAACGGCTGCCGCAGGTACAACACTTCGGCAATATCAGCGGACTGCATGGTGCAAAGCTGCCGCCTGTGGACATCATCACCTTTGGCAGTCCATGCCAGGATATGAGCATCGCCGGAAAACGAACCGGTCTGAACGGCAGCCGTTCTTCTCTGTTTCATGAAGCAATCCGTATCATCCGAGAAATGAGGTGTGCAAGCAATGGCAAATATCCAAGATACATCGTCTGGGAAAACGTTCCCGGAGCATTTTCCTCCAACGGCGGAGAAGATTTCCGCTGTGTCCTTGAAGCCATCTGTTCGGTCAAAGACAGCAGCATTTCAATTCCTCGACCTGCGGGAAAATGGACAAAAGCCGGAGAGATTCTGGCAGAATCCTATTCCCTCGCATGGAGAGTTCTTGATGCACAATACTGGTGTGTCAGGGTATTCTGCGGAGAGCCTCCGTGCGTGGCAAAGAACTGCCGGAAGTGCTGCGGACAGCTTTGGAACGGCAGGCTTGTGCTTGTGTGACCAGGGCGGAGAACGCATAGACATTCTGAAA